CAAAATGTTACTCACCAACAAATGGAAATGATAACTTCACGTTTAGGATTAAGAAGTAAAATGATGGTGTGTGGTGATGCTCAACAAACCGATCTAAAGAAAAAATCAGATTCTGGTTTTAAGTTTTTGTATGCTGCTGCTAGAAAAATTAAAAATTTAGAGGCAATTACTTTAACTACAAACCATAGAAATGAAATTGTTGAAGATTTATTAGAATATTACCAAGAAGCAATTGATAGTGGTATATCAATTATAACTTCTGGTTCCAACAATTATAATAATAGAAATTAGTACCATATTTATAATAAAATAAATTAAATTATGAATGTACCCATATATGATGGTAATCCAATATGGAATCCATCTTCAGTACCCTTTGGTTTTTACAATAATAGTCTTGAATTTCAAGCTGACTGTATAAAAGTTGCTGAATTTTGTGCTATTAGGTTAGGTTATCCTTTGGTTGATGTTGAATTACAATCAAGTTCATTTTTTACTGCTTTTGAAGAAGCAATTACAGTATATGGGAATGAATTATATTCTTACTTAGTTAGAGATAATATGCTAACATTAGAGGGATTTGAAATTGAGGATTTTAGTTTTTTAAATAATAGTTTAGTCACTCCTAATTTAGGAACCATAATAAAAATGTCAGAACAATATGGTGCCGAAGCAGGTACTGGGGGTAATGTTCCTTGGCATAAAGGATGTATACCTTTAACTTCTAGTGTCCAAGATTATGATTTAAGCACTTGGGCTGATGAACAGAATATAACAGGAAGTATAGAAATTAAACGAATATTTTATCAAGAACCACTCCCCGCTTCAGCACGATATTTAGATCCTTATAATGGGTTTGGATTTGGTGGATCAGCAGCAGCCGGAATGAGGGAAATGGGAGGCTTTGGAGGTGGAATGGGTTATTTGATGATGCCACTTAGTTTTGATATGCAGGTAATTCAATCTATTGAAATGAATGAAATGATTAGGGTATCAAACTACAGCTTTGAAATGCATGATAACATATTAAGAGTATTTCCTATCCCAACAAATAATAATAACTACATAGAATCAGAAAGCTCTGGTTCTAATGCTGGAAATATGTGGTTTGAATATATTAAAGTAAACGATAGAATAAGTGGAAGCGTAAGCCCAGCTCAAGGTCAAGTAACAAATGCTTCTAATATGCCTTATACTAACCCTAATTATGATTTGATTAACTCCATAGGTAGACAGTGGATTTTTGAATATACTTTAGCTTTAGTAAAAGAAATCTTAGGGTATGTAAGAGGAAAATATGGTAGTATACCAATACCTAATGCTGATATAACCTTAAACCAATCAGATTTATTAACTGCAGCAACGGCAGAAAAAACTGCTCTATTAGAAAGATTAAGAGCTTATTTTGATGAAACTTCACGTGCTTCTTTATTAGAACGAAGAGCAAATGAAAAAGAAAGTAGAGATAAAGAATTAGAAGGTGTTCCAACATTTATTTATATAGGATAATATGGCAATGTACACAGGACTCAGGGATGTATCACTCCTGAGAAATTTAAATAGAGAATTGATGGGTAATATTATTACTCAACAATGTGCTATATATCAATTTAAACTAGAAGAAACTAAAGTTAATATTTATGGTGAAGCTGCTGGTGAAAAATTTTATAATGGTCCTTTCTTATTTAATGTTTTAATAGATAGAGAAGACCAACAGTATGGTGAAGATGAAAATGGAATACAATTTAACCAAGCTATTAAATTTTACTTTTTACGAGATGATTTAAAAGTAGCTAATGTTGTACCTGAAGTAGGTGATATTATTTTATATCAAGAAGGATATTATGGAGTACAAGGTACAGTAGGAAACCAATATTGGGGTGGGAAAAATCCTGCATACCCAAATAATAATTCTGATGGTACTTTAAACCCATTAAATCCTGGTTTAGAACAATTTGGAGAAAGTGTATCTATTCTAGTATCAACATATTATATACCAGCAGATAAAGTTGCTATTTCACCTTTTAAAGAAAGGTTTTAGCTATGAGGAAGTGTAATAAATGTAATCAAACTCTAACTATAAGTGATAATTGGTCTTTATCTATGGAAAAAAACCACCTTTACACTTGTAAACCTTGTTGGTCTAAACGAGCTAAATCTTATTATAAAAAGAATAAACCTACGATTTTAGAACAGCAAAAAGAGTTATACCACACTTCATACAAACACGATGAAGAAAAACTTCAAAAGTACCGAGATTATGATAAGGTATGGGCAAGTAAACAAAGAAAAAAAATCTATGACTCTAAACTTCTCGAAGGTAATAAGGGTGGTGATTGGGTATATTATGAGTGTAAGTTTACTCATAAGTCTTTAGGATTTACTTTTTATAAGTTTGGAATAACTCAACATAGCATAAACTATAGATATAGAAACTATTTAGATTATAATATTAAAGTATTAAAAGAGGAAGTAGGTAATAAATCTTATATAAAAGCTTTAGAATCTAAGACTAAACATAACACCAACCATTTATCCTTTACTTTTCCAGAAGGAATAAACTTTTCGGGTTATACGGAATGTAGACAATATTTATAACGATATGACTAAGATAAGAAAACCAATACCAAAAACACAAAAGGAATTAAGTATATCCCAACAATCCCCATCTAGTGATAGATATGGAAACCCTAATATGTCTTCACCTTCTAACTTAAGTGAAACAGGTATAGATTTTAATAGATCCGAAAAATTATCATGGACAGGAGATACTACAAAACCATTCTCTATTGGGTTAAAAGATTTAGATGAAGCGGTATTTTATTACTTCCAAAATGTAATAAAACCTTTTGTTTATCAAAATGGTGAAAGAAGAGAAGTACCTGTAATATATGGTTCTCCTGAAAGATGGAAATCATTCCAAAAAGATAACTACTATAGAGATAAAAATGGTGCTATTATGTTACCTGTTATAGTACTTAAAAGGAATTCAATAACTAAGGATAGAACAGTATACAATAAATTAGATGCTAATAGTCCTAACTTGTATGGTAGTTTCCAACGTGCTTACAACCCAAAAAACTTCTATAGTAACTTTGCAGCTATAAACAATTCAGTCCCAACACAACAATTTTATGCTGTTGCTGTACCTGATTTTGTTAATATAGAATATAGTTGTCTAATCCAGACATATTACATGGAACAATTAAATAAAATAATTGAGTCGTGTGAATATGCTTCTGATGCTTATTGGGGTAATCCTGAAAGATTTAAGTTTAGAGCTTTTATTGATAGTTTTTCAACAGAAACATCTTTAACTAATGGAAAAGATAGACTAGTAAAAGGTACATTTAATATTAGATTAAGAGGATATATAATACCAGACACAATACAAAAAGATTTAAGTTCCATAACAAAATATAATACAAAATCAAAATTTATTATTTCAATGGAAACAACCTCAAATTCAGAAATATTTAAAGAAGGAGTTACAAAAACAAAAGATGGTAGAACAAGAAGACAAAGAGAAGATTATGGAGAAATATCAAGTATCTCTGATGTAAAACCAGGAACTGAATTAACTGATGTAACTCCTGGAAATGCTTTAAAAAATTAGATTGTATGGCTAGTAAGGTTAGATTTATAGATAACTTAAGAGTAGGAGCATATGCCATTGATGGTGCTGATGCATCTCTCCTAGTAGATAATAATGTTAATAATTATTTATTAACAGCAACGGGTAATGAAAAAATTAAAGGTAATGAAGGGTTACAATTTGATGGAGTAAATTTTGGAATAGGAGGTCCTTCAAATGGTGCTAGATTCGAAATTAATGATACAACAGGTAACGACTTATTAATAATTAAAAATAATAATAATCAAGGAATAAAAATAAACGATAATGGTGTATTCCAGTTATTAGAATTTTCTTCCCTTCCTACAGCAGTAGAAGGTGGAATAGCATATAGTTCTGATGATTTTTGGGTGGGAACATCAATTTAATAATATTTATAATAAAATAATATATAAATGGCAACTTGGAAAAAAGTAATAGTATCCGGATCGGATATATCTCAATTAAATAACGATCTTAATTTTTTAGAAAATGAACAAGATGGTGTAATATTAACAGGATCCTTCACCGGTTCATTTGATGGTGAATTTGTAGGTGTTCTAGCAGATGGTACAACCGCAACAACCCAAACATCAGGAGACAATTCAACTAAAGTAGCTACAACTGCTTATGTTGATGCTGTAGCAACCGCTGCTGATCTTGATTTAATAGGTGATGGAAGTACATCAACTGCTGTAGATCTTGATAGTCAAACATTATCTTTTATAGGTACTGATGGAATAGAATTATCTGCTTCAGCACAAACCATTACAGCAACTATAGCTGATGATGGTATTGCAAATGCTAAATTAGCAAACGATAGTTTAACACTAGGTAATACAGCGGTATCATTAGGTGCTACAGCTACAACAATTGATGGTTTAACATTAACTGGAGTTGAAGCTACAGGATCATATACAGGTTCATTTGTTGGAGATGGTTCAGGTTTAACAGGTGTAAACATAGATACTGCTAATAAATTAGAAGATGGTAATGGTATTACAGACTTTTCATTTGATGGAAGTACCCCAAATGTAACAGTTTCAGTACAAGCAGATTCAACTACAGGAGGTAATATAAAACCGGTTTCTGTAGGTGCTAATGGTGTTGGTTTAGATGTAGATTCTATTGATGGAACTGGTCTATCTGCTGATGGTAGTGGTTTATTAGATGTAGATTATGGTTCAACAGCTGGAACAGCAGTAGAAGGTAATACTGAAATTACATTAACACAAACAACAGGAGAAATTGATATCACAGGAACAGCGGCGCAGGCTTTAGGTGGAGCTCCTTCATATACTATTGGTTTAGCTGATACAATTATTGGAGATAGAACATTCCAAGATGATATAATCATTAGTGGTGATTTAACAGTACAAGGAACAGCATCTTTCCAAGAACAAGAAAATTTATTAATAGCCGATAGATTCGCACTATTCGCTTCAGGTTCAACAACAGCGGGTGATGGTGGTATTGTTGTACAGCAAACAACTGAAAATACCGGTGAATTATTTGGATATGATTCCGCTACTACACGTTGGGCTTTAACATCATCATTTGACGCTTCAACTTCAGCATATACACCAGATGCCTTTATGGCAGCAGTAGTTGTAGGAACAACAAATGACCCAGATGATGCTCCTGAAAGATATGATAAAGAAGGAAATATATTTGTAGCCAATAATGAGGATATTTATATTTACTCATAATATATAGAAAAAATTGTTTTTAGAAAAATTAAAAAGGTTTATGGGCTTAAGAGCTAACAATATTGAAATAAAAGGAGTATCTACTGATAAGGTAGGTACTCCTTTAACTCACAACATAGAATTAACAGAAAAGGAAATTGAATTACTTTTACTCACTATAAAAAATGGGTTATTTAAAGGTGAATATGTAGAAACACTCTACAATTTAACTTTAAAAATGCAAGAAACATATATTAAAATTAAAAAATAATAGTTATGAGTTATAATTTAACAAACTTATCTCTAAGAGAATTACGTGCTCTTAGAAAATCCACAGACTTCCTTCCTATAACAGGTATAGATGCTATTTTCATAGGTACTCTACAAGTAAAATTAACCCAAAAAATTGAAGTTATTGAACAACAATTAGAAGAAAAATCTAAAATTCCTCCTCCTCCTATTCAATAGGAAAACACTAAAACATATTTATAATGGATATTACGGCCTCATAAGAGGAAGTGGGCACTTTGTGTAACCAACCTAATAATAAATTGATATGCCAAATTGGAAAAAATTAATAGTTAGCGGATCAGATGCTACACTAAACTCCCTTAATATAATAACGGACATCACAGGTTCGGACATTAAAATAGATGACTGGGGATCAGTCTCAGGATCACTTGCAAGTATTTCAGATAATATATCTACAATGGTAGATGGTAGTGGTACTGCAAACTATGTAACCAAGTGGAGTGATACAGACACAATAACAGATAGTGTTATATATGATGATGGGACTAACGTAGGGATTGGGACGACTAGTCCTGCTAGAAAGTTTGTTGTTTCTAACGGAGGAGCTTCTGGAATTGAAATTCAACCAAATTATGTTGCAGGAGTTAATGAAATTTTAAGCTTTAATAGAACGCCTGGTGCAACCGCTTATGAAACAATGAGGTTTAATGGCGGTGATTTTCAATTTCAAACAGCAGGTTCAGAAAGAATGGTTATAGACTCATCAGGTAACGTAGGTATAGGAACAGATAGTCCTGGAGAGAAACTACATGTGCATGGAAAAGCTTTTATTAATGGGCAAATATACGGAGGTTTTGGAGCAATAACAACTAGCGGAACTCTAGACTGGAACGATAGCACAAATGCTAGGTCTGGTAATGGTCACACGTTGTTAAGAGGTAACGCAACTAACGGACCTGCTGGCGGTGAATATTACCACCCATTTTCTTGGGAATATGCTAGCTATGATAATGATGGTAATATGACGCAGTTTGCTATTCCTTACTCTACCAATAATACAGGTATGTATTATAGAAGTAGATACGACGGAACTTGGAATGACTGGGCTGAAATTGTTACTACAACAAAAACTTTACCCGGTGGTCCTTATCTACCGCTTTCAGCTGGTTCAGGAGAGATACTTACCGGTGATTTAGCTATGAACAATAACATAGGTATTATCACTAAAGATAGTTCAGGAGTGTTTAAAGATGTATTAAAATTAAATTCTTCAAACGTATTAGAGATAGGTTCAAGTGCTTTAAATACTAATACTATATTTAGAAATACAGGTAACGTAGGGATAGGGACTGGCGCTCCTAGTGCTAAGTTAGAGGTTGATGGTAACACAATAACAACTGGTACTATACAATCAGCAAAACGTTTAGTTTTAACAAATACAGGCTCAAGTGCTGATACAACCCATGTTTCTGTTGGTACACTCTCTGGAAGTTTCTATGCTAATACACCTACTGGAAAAGCTATTTATCATGCTGTTGCGGGAGCAGCTGTCACATATTCTGATTACAATACACATTGGTTTAAAACTGGTGGCAATGAAAGAATGCGTATTACCTCCACAGGTAATGTAGGGATAGGGACTACGAGTCCTAGTTATCCTTTGGAAATAGCACAAGCAGGATACGGATTGGGTGTTAAAAACTTCATAACTAGTACGGATGTTCCTAATAGTATTTTAGCGGGATACTATGCTTCAGCTGTGTATTTAGGTTACGGATACGGCTCTAAAGAAGTACACATAGGCTATACAAACTCAGGAGATGTAAAAATAAGGACACAAGGCAACACTATAGTGGAAAACGGCAACGTCGGGATTGGAACGACTGGCCCAAGTGCTAAGTTAGAGGTTGTTGGCTCTGTTAAGATCATAGCTATGGGTGGTAATAATACTTACCCTACACCATCTACAAAAGCCGATAATCTTGTAATAGAAAATAGAAATCAATCACAAGGAGATGCAGGTATTACTATTTTTTCAGACAATGGAGCGCTCGGGGGTGTATATTTTGGAGACGAACAGTCAAACCAGGTTACATCTATAATTAACGATAATACCGGAGGTAAAGCAGATTTATATTTTACCACTAACGGAAATAACGAAAGAATGCGTATTACCTCCTTAGGTAACGTCGGAATCGGAACAACTAATCCTAGTGAGAAACTGCATGTCTTCGGAGGATCTGCGGCTATTAAAATAGATTCTACAACCAACGAAGCTTCTTTAAAGTACGATAACTCAACAACAACAGCAGTTATAAAGTTAGCTAACAACGATTTAAAAACCGAGCTAGGCGGATCTGAGAAAATGAGGATTCTTGCTAACGGCAACGTAGGGATCGGGACTACGAGTCCTAGTGCAGCTTTAGAAGTAGTAGGAGGTATAAAACTTTCAGATAACTCTCCTTTAACCTGGGCAACAAGTAATACGCGTATATTTGGACAGTCAAGCTACATGCAGCTACAAGTTGCTTTGTCTGATGTAATGCGACTTACATCAACAGGTAATGTAGGTATTGGGACGACTAGTCCTGACTACAAATTAACTGTTCAAGGTAACACTTATGTTTATGGAGGCAATTTGCACATACCGTCTTCTGGCGGCTATGGAATCGTAAACGCAGGAAACACATCTCAAAAAATAAGCTTTCCTTCTCCGGGTAATTTTGCTTTTGAAAATGTTAACGTCGGTATAGGAACGACTAGTCCTAGTGCAAAGTTGGATATTAGACAAAGTACATCAGGTGGTTCAGATGTATTAGGCACTGGAGCTATAACTATTGGTTCAGATAACCCATATTGGACTTTTAGAGGCACGGCAACATCTTTGCAGGATTTAGCTTTTGATAGAAATTACTCTGGAACTTGGTATGAGTCGATGAGAATTCAAAGAAGTACAGGCAACGTAGGTATTGGTACGACTAGTCCGTATGCTATAACTCATATAAATGGACCAACGCCTACTGGAACGACAGGGTACAGTGATAATGCTAATAGTGGACAATTATATATTACTTCTAATGCTGGCGGGGGGACATCTCAATTAGGGGGTAGAATTGCTTTTGGGGGAATAGCTGGTAATGGAGGTGGTGCATTTACAGGTACAAGACAAGATTCAGTATATGGAACAATAGAAGGATACAAATCTAATGCCTCACCTAATAACGCAGGAGGTGGATTAAGTTTTAAAACGAATTTTAATAGCACAGGAGTTCTTACTGAGAGAATGAATATAACTCAGGACGGTAAAGTTATTATTCCTGGCAACGTAGGTATAGGAACGACTAGTCCTAGTGCTCCTTTACATTTTGGAAAAACTGTATATGGAGATCCTTCTTCAGAAAACTTTTTTAGAATAAAATTCAATGATTTTGGAGGCGTAATGAATGACGTAGGAATTGGACAGCCTAACGCAAATTCTATAGGGTGGAACATACCACCTTCTGCTAATGGAGTTTTTGAGTGGAACGCAGGGACAGAAGGAAGAGTAATGAATTTAACTAATGCGGGTGTACTTACTTTAGATAGTTATGATTCCACAAATAATACAGGTACTCCAACTTACATATTAGGTACAGATGCTTCAGGTAATGTTGTTAAGGTATTAGGTGGTGATATACCAGGTGGAGGTGGAACAGTTACTGGGACTGGTACAACAAGTAGATTAACCAAATTTACTGATGGTCCAAACGGAATCATTGGGAACTCAGGTATACAGGATGCTAGTAACGCTGTAGCTATAACAATAAACGGTAATGAAGAGGTTGGTATTAATAAAGCAAACCCTACAAGACCGCTTCACGTTAATGGAATAGCTCAAATTGATAATGGATCTTTACAATTAGGAGGAACATCAAGTGTTACGGGTAATAACCCTCAGCTCAGAAGAGCTAATTCATCTAACGATTTAGCTATATCAACTGGAGGTTCTGATAGAATAACGGTTTTAGGTGCAGGTAACGTTGGTATAGGAACTAATAGTCCTGGAGTAAAATTACAATTAATATCTGCAGACGAACAATTAACCAACTTCTCAAGCTCAGTGGCAGATCAACTTGCATATTCTCAAATAAACGCTAATTCAAGCACTGCTGGTGTAATTACAGGAGCAGCTGCTTTGGAATTAGTAGGTAAAGCTAATGGATCAGGTCACGGAAGACACGCTTGGATTGGAGCAGAGGGAACAGACGATACTACTTTATTAACTAAATTAAAGTTTAAAGTAAGAGGGCAAACAGCAGGTGGTTATAATTGGGCGGGTGTAGCTGAAGCACCTACTATTATGACTTTAGAAGGCGACGGTAACGTAGGTATCGGAACAACTACCCCAGATGCTAGACTTACTTCTTTTAGAAATGTTTCCAGTTACGCTGTAAGTAGAGGTGACGTTTCAACTAGAGCTGGTCTTAGCGTTAAGTCTTCTAGTAATTATGACAGTAAGCTTAATTTTGCTACTGGTTTAAATAGTCAACAGTATATACAAGGACTTAATAACGCAGCTACAACTGGTAGACCAATAGTGCTAAACCCTTATGGCGGCTATGTTGGTATAAACACAGCAAACTTGCCTACGCAGCAATTAGACATAATATCTGGTACTAACAATGGAATTAGAATATCAGCAACCGATGATCAAACCTGGAGGGATATAGGTATTAGAAGCTATGTTACAGAAGGGCAAGCAAACGCTTTAGCAAATCATACTTTTATATACACAACTAACCCGAGTTCAGGTACAGAGGATCCATTTAGAAAGTACGGAGCAACAGTGATTCAAGGAAGAGATAATGGTCATAGTGGATTTGCTATTAGATTAGGTAACGGAGGCGGCCACGCTACTAGGATGTGGATGGGCGGAACTGGTGCAACCACTTTCAGTAATACCGTTACAGCTACAAACTTCATATTATCTTCTGATGAAAGATTAAAAGAAAATATTGAACAAGTATGTGATAATAGAGTTAAAGTAGATTGGAAAACTTTTGAACTAAAAACAGAAAAAGGACAGAAGAGATACGGTGTTATAGCGCAAGAGCTAGAAAAAACCAACCCTGAGTTTGTAAGAGAAAACAACCAAGGATTCAAGTCTGTTGCTTATATAGATTTACTAATTGCTAAAATAGCTGAATTAGAAGCTAGGTTAGAAAAACTAGAAAAATATGGGAGTACCAAATACAACAACATTTAGTTTGCAAGACGTGGTGGATGAAATAAATCCAACTACAGATGATTTACAAGACTGTGTAAACGATTCAGTTAGTAACCAATTCTCTCCTTCTTACTATACTCCCCCAGCTACAAGTTTACTTGAGTTTAGAAATTATGGGGGGTTATTTATAACAGATGCTAACTTTGCTTCAGTTGTAGCTACTTGTTTAGCACAAGAGCCTGTTACAGGTCTTTACGACGTAACACCTTTTGGTACTATGCCAAACTGGGATGTGAGTAGAGTAACAGATTTTAGTGATGCTTTTTTATCAAAAACAACTTTTAATGCTGATATTAGTGGATGGGATACTAGTGGGGGTACTACTATGGAGAACATGTTTGCTGGTGCAACAGCTTTTAATAAAAATTTAAATTCTTGGGATGTGAGTAATGTCACTGATATGAGATATATGTTTAATGATGCAGATAATTTCAATGGTAATATTACTAGTTGGGATGTGGGTAGTGCTACTGATATGTTTGGTATGTTTAAGGGAGCAGGAGATTTTAATCAAGATATAGGTTCTTGGGATACGAGTAATGTTATTGAAATGAGTTCAATGTTTCAAAATGCATCAGATTTTAACCAAGACATTGATGGTTGGGATGTAAGTAATGTGACTGATATGAGAAGTATGTTCTCAGCAGCAACATTTTTCAATCAAGATATAAGTTCTTGGGATGTGAGTGGTGTGGTTGATATGTATCAAATGTTTAGGAAGACTGCTTTTAACCAAGATATTGATGCTTGGAATGTAAGTAGTGTTAGTAATATGCAGGGTATTCTTCAGGATTGCGCAAATTTCAACCAACCATTAAATTCTTGGGATGTAGGTAATGTTACTAATATGACTAACATGTTCCTTAAGGCCAGAGATTTCAACCAATATATTGGTTCTTGGGATGTGAGCAGTGTAACTTATATGGATGGAATGTTTACGGAAGCAGATGATTTTAATCAAAATATAGGTTCTTGGGATGTGAGTAGTGTGACTAATATGAATAGTATGTTTGAAGATGCAATAACCTTTAACCAAGATATTGGAGATTGGGATGTGAGTAGTGTCACTAACATGATTGAAATGTTTTATGGAGCAACAGTTTTCAACCAAAACTTAACAGATTGGTGCGTTACAAATATTACTTCAGAACCAACAGACTTTAAAACAAATTCAGCCTTAACTAGTGGTAATTCACCTAGCTGGGGTAATTGTGGGTCAGTAAATGATCTATACTTATCAAGTGGTACAACTCATGTGGATGTAAACAATGAAAGCACAACTTCTCAAAATATTACATACAATTGGACTTATGTTAGTTATACTGGTGGAAAACCAACAGTTACTTATGGAGGTGTGAATAGGAGCACCGGTTATCAAACCCCAAATATTACTTCTACCTTTACCACTAACCAATACCCTCCATTTTTCGCATCTGGTGGTAGTAGCTCAACTGTAACTTATAAGATGGAACTCGTAAGTGCTACGGTAGATAATGTTGACACATCAAACAACAACAATATTCAAACAATAACTTTAACAGTAATTCAATTTCCATAAAAAACATGATAAAGAAAATAATAGACTCAATACCAAAAGATAAAAAAGATCACGTATTACTAGGAATGTTTGTAGGCTACCCTTTACAAATTCTAGGGGTAGCTATCGACATACTTTTTAATACTAACATTTACTTCTTAATTGGAACAATAGCTGGAATAGTTATCGTTGGACTAAAGGAGGTTTTGCACGATTGGTATTGGGGGAAAGGCCACCCAGAGTGGTGGGATTTTATAGCAAGCGCTATCCCAATAATAATAACATTCGCATTTTATGTGATTAAATAGGTAGATATATATTTATAACAAATAAAAAATTAAAAATAAAATTATGACAACTTACAACTGGAATTGTAGAACAGTGGATTGTCACACAGAACAAAACAACGAATCAAACGTAGTATATAATGTACATTGGAGAGTAGATGGTGTATCCGACCAAGTAGACGAACAGGGTAATTCGTATAGTGCTGGAAGTATTGGAACACAAACATTAGACACTAGTAATATAACTGATTTTACTCCATTCAACGAATTATCACATGAAGATATAATAGCTTGGACAAAATCAGCTATGGGTGAAGAGCAGGTTTCTAGTATAGAATCAAGTATCCAATCCCAAATTGATAAAAAAATAACCCCAGTTACTGTAACCTTAACTATCAACGATCCTATAACACCAGAACCCGAAGTAGAAGAGGAAGAAACAGATGAATCTGAGGGAGAGGATTAATTAAATAGAAAATGAATATTATTTACATTAAAAATCCAATATTATAACGTAGGGTTTTAATTGTAATTTCATGGTTAATTCATTCAACATATTTAATAAAACAATTAATTATACACCTAAATTTACGTTAATTTTTTTTTGTAATATAGACAGAAAAATAGATAAAAATAATTTGGATATTGTAAAAACATTACTTATGTTATATGTTTCAAAACCTAATTAATATTTATAAACAACGATAACATGAGTAAGAAAATCAAATTAACAGAAGAAGAATTAAAAGTTCTTAGAGAATACCAATCAACACAAAACAAAATTACTTTTGATTTAGGTCAAGTGGATATTCAAAAAGCTTTCTTAGAAGGGCAAAGAGCTTCAATTTTAGATGGTTTAGCAGATTTACAAGAAAAAACAAACAAAACAGCTAAAGAATTACAAGAAAAATATGGGGATGGAAACATTGATTTAGAAACTGGGGAATTCATCACCCCAGAATAATTTTTTGAATCCTTCTTTAATATTTATAATAAAATAATTATTAAAATAACAAAAATAAGATGGCAGAAACATTAATATCTCCAGGAGTATTAGCAAGAGAAAACGATCAATCCCTTGTTACGGCTCAACCTTTAACAAGAGGTGCGGCTATAATAGGCCCAACCGTAAAAGGTCCTGTTGAAAGACCAACATATGTTAGTTCATTTTCTTCTTTCCAAGCAATATTTGGTGGAGCATTAGAAAGTGGATCTAACAGCTATTCATACTTAACTTCAATAGCAGCTAATAACTACTTTTCAAGTGGAGGTAGTTCTTTATTAGTAACACGTGTTACTTCAGGTTCATTCTCTTCAGCAGAGAGTTCATTAATAGCAACAGGTTCAGGAGGCCCAACTTCAGGAGACTCTCCTTTCGTATTAGAAACTATTTCTGAAGGAGAAATAATGAATACAGGAACAACAGAACTTGCAAGTGGTTCTTTAGAATCAGGTTCAGCTGATAACATCAGATGGGAAATTGCAAGTGCAAACACATCTTCAGGTACATTTTCATTATTAATTAGACGTGGTAATGACAATAATAACCAAAAAGTAGTACTAGAATCATATAATAATCTTTCATTAGACCCATTCTCTCCAAATTATATTTCAAGAGTAATTGGTGATATGTCTACTGATGTAGTAACTAGAGATGGAGATACATTTTTACAAGAATCAGGTAATTATCCTAATATTTCTAGCTATGTAAGAGTAAAAGAGGTAAATTTTAATACTCCTCATTATTTTGATAATGCTGGATTTGCAAAAGATAATTTTACAGGAAGTTTACCAGTAGTAGGATCAGGTTCATTTAGTGGTGCTATTGGTTCAAATAATGTTGATAGTGGTGCTAATAACTTTTATGAAAATATAAGTACTCAAACACAAGGATTAGAAAGTGATGATTATACTGATGCTATACAATTATTAGCAAATCAAGATGATTATCAATTTAATGTAATCTCAACACCTGGTTTAACTTTAGAAGACCATGCAGATTCCGTTAATCTAGTAAAAAATATTGCAATTTCAAGAGGAGATGCAATTTATATAATGGACTTAGTTAGTCATGATGTAGGAATTTCAACAGTAATTGAAAAAGCATCAGGAGTAGATAGTAGTTATGCTGCAGCATATTGGCCTTGGTTACAAACCATTGATCCAAATACTGGATTATCAGTTTATGTACCAGCTTCAACTATGATACCAGGAGTATATGCTTTCACAGACGCTTCTTCAGACCCATGGTTCGCACCAGCAGGTATTACTAGAGGAGGGTTAGGTTCTGTATTAAGAGCTGAAAGAAAATTAACTTCTGCAAATAGAGATACTTTATACGGAGCTAATGTTAACCCAATTGCAACATTCCCACAACAAGGAGTTGTAGTATTCGGACAGAAAACATTACAAAAAGCAGCAACTGCTTTAGATAGAGTAAATGTACGTAGATTGTTAATTACACTTAAAAGTTACATTTCTCAAATTGCTGATAACTTAGTATTTGAAGCAAATACAATTGCTACAAGAAATAACTTTTTAACGCAAGTTAACCCTTACTTAGAATCAGTACAACAAAGACAAGGATTATATGCTTTTAAAGTAGTAATGGATGAAACAAATAATTCACCGGATGTTATTGATAGAAATGAGTTAATCGGTCAGATTTTCTTACAACCAACAAAAACAGCTGAATTTATTATACTTGATTTCAATGTATTACCAACTGGAGCAACATTCCCAGCATAAAAATAGAAAAAACAAATATTTATAATAAAATAAAAAAATAAAATGGCAGTATTAAACCCAAACGAAATATTTTTCACAGCTTTCGAGCCAAAACAAAAGAATAGATTTATAGCTTTTGTGGACGGATTTCCCGCATACATCATGAAAGGTGTAGGAGCAGTAACTGTATCACAAGGGACAGTACCTTTAAATCATATTAACGTTCAACGTTTTGTAAAAGGTAAAACAACTTGGGGAACTATTCAGTTTACACTATTTGATCCAATTACACCATCTGGTGCACAATCAGTAATGGAATGGGTTAGATTACACCATGAATCAGTAACTGGTAGAGATGGTTATAGTGATTTCTATAAGAAAGATCTTACAATCAATGTACTAGGACCTGTAGGTGATGTTGTATCAGAATGGATCATCAAAGGAGCAATGATTACAGAAGCTTCATTTGGAGATTATAACTGGGATACTGAAAATGCTGCTCAAGAAATTACAATGACAGTTCAACCAGATTACTGTGTATTAAATTTCTAAAAATTTTACTCACCCCTAATTTAGAAAATTG